TACCTTGTCATTTGGTTTGGTTTCCAAATCATCCGGCTTTTGAAGTTCGTTAAAAAAACTTATATACTTATTCTTCGGCATCTGTCGCGTCTATTGTGACATCATCGATTCCGATTTTGTCTTGGTATTTTAATATTACTTTCTCACATATTTCTTGGTATAGCCACTCTTTCATCTCTGGGTCTTTCTCAAGAACTTCATCAAAATCTTTTGATTGAAATTTAATATCCTTACCCTTGTAGTTTAATGTATACCAAGCTCCACCAACTTTACATATTCCGTGCTCTTTCATCTTCTCTAGCCAGTTTCCATAGTTGTCAATACCTCTATCGAAGTACATCGTATAGTCGGCGTTTCTCAATGGTGGGCCTAATCGATTCTTAACAATTTGTGCTCGAACTTTCATTCCAAGAACATTGTTCTTTTTATCTTTAAGCTGTCCCATATTTTTTAATCGGATTCTTGTCGAAGCGTGAAACGGAAGTGCTTTACCACCACTCGTTGTCCACGGGTCTCCAAACATTACACCCAACTTCTGTCTAAGCTGATTCGTGAATACAAGTGCTACTTTTTCTCTCCCTATCATTTGGGTGATTTTTCTCATAGCTTTACTTATCACGATTGCTTTACTTGTAGCCCAACCATCTTTATCATAGTCGGCTTCCATTTCAACTTTCGTGCTGGCGGCTGCCAAACTGTCGACCAAAATCGTCACCAATCTATCTTTGTTCGACTCTCTAATTTTTACTACTATTGATTCAATGATTTCAAAAATATCCTCAACCGTCTCTGTATGAAGATACAGCATACTACCAATATCTACTCCAATAGCTTGTAAGAACTCTCTACTAACAGATGTCTCAGTATCGATGTAGACTGCTACACCACCCTTCTTCTGAGTTTCTGCTAATAAATGAGCACCTAGTAAAGATTTACCACTAGATTCCAATCCATTAATCTCTGTAATACGACCAACAGCTATACCACCGTTTGGTCTATTGGATATTGCTAAATCTAACATATCCGAACCAGTTGAAATGAAATCATCTACATCAGTTGGTGTTTGGTCTGAACCGTCTAAGAAATAAGCTACTTTACTACCTTTGAATTTTTTATTTAAATCACCGGCCAATATTTCGGCTAAATCGTCTCTAATTGCCATATTTTTCTCCTATGTTATAAATGGTGGCAGGGATAAACCTACCACCATTCAAGAATATTCGATTAACCATTAATTATTAAAAAGTTCATCAAAGGCTGAATCTACATCAGAGGTCTTAGTTGTACCCTCTAAAGCTGGTTCAGTTTTAGTTGTCTCAGCTGTAGTAGTAGTTCCTGTTGTAGTATCTTCATCCGTTGGATTTAGATAATTGTTTAGAACCTCTTTCAACTCATCATATGATTGCTCTGTATAGATTTCAGTAATGTTAGTTTGATTTTCAATCATTGATTTAAGTTGTTCTGCATCCTCAGTTATTGGTGTCTGATTAGGTTTAACTCTGATTGAAGTAGATGGGAAATTAGCACCTGTCTCTTCAGCAGTTTTAAACTCTACTGCGATATCACGACCATTTGTTGGGTCTGTAATATCACCGTAATCTGGGTCAGCAATAAAACTTAACAGCTCTTGATAAACTGTCTTTCCGAATCCCCAAAATTTCACACCTTCAGATTCTTTACCTCTAACGATTACAGGTAGAAAAGTTCTCATCTTAGCATCTAATTTTCTACCAAGTCTCCAATCATCTTTATTACCAGTCTGCTTTAGTTTTGTTGCAAACTCTTCAATTGGGTCTGGTCTTCCAAATGATATTGGTGATAAATAGCTTCTTTTAGCTATATCATAGTGAAAATATAATTCAATGAAAGGATTATCCTTATTGAATTTGTAAGGTACTATTCTAACTTGTTGTGTTCCAGGTTCAGGTTTCCAAAGATTTGAAGTACGAGTATTCGTATCTTTTAGTTGTGATAACCTTTTTTTAATCGCGTTAATATCCATGATATTCTCCTATTATTATTTATTATTTATTAATTGCTACTAGTATCATTCAACGATACCCTTTATAAGTATAACAATATTTTGTAAAACGTCAAAAAATTTTTGGGGTCAGGTAGAAAGGAGTAAAGACCCAACCCCACTAGTGTTTCCACTAGGTAAAGTATTTATTTTGTTAAAAACCTTTTATTCATTGTTCTAGCGACATCAACAACATTTGTTACGTTGATGAACTCAGAATCAGCACCGTACATATTTTTGAAAGAACTTCTATCACTTTCATAATCATAGTCACTAATGAAATAACTAAGAACTTTGATACCTTTGTTTCTCATCATGTCAACCATTTTTCTAGTGTGATTCTCAGCAGTAGTACCACTATAGTGAATGTCTCTGTTACCGTAGTAAGGTTGACCATCAGAATAATTGATAAAGTAAGAATCTTGACTAGTAGTTCCAGGAATCAACTCATTCATAATTGACTCAAAACATAAACCCTCTGGAGTAGTTCCAGTAACATTAAGAGCTGAGAAAAGATTTTTTACTTTAACTAACTTATCTTTTGTAGAATCATAACAAACCATGATTAGAGGAACATCAGTATTACCATTTCTACTACTAGAGTGAGTAGTTCTGATTGAAACAACCACATCAATATTACCAACCATATCAGCAGCTTTTATCATAGCGACAGCACTAGTCATAGCTTGATTCCATTTCTTTCCACTCATAGAACCACTAGCATCAATTGATAAGTGAACTGAAACTTTGTTAAACTTGTCAACGAAAGTTTGTTGAAAGACATTTGAGTTTCCAAAACCAAGTTCAGCAATCAATCTTTTATCAATTCTACCGGAATCTTTTCTAGTGTACTTAGTAGATGTCTCTTCATTTCTAACTTGTAATTTTCTACCCAACATAGTACCAATTCTAATACCCTCTTCAACAAAGTTATAACTGTCATATCTAGAATAAGAACTTTTATTCCAACTCATAGCACAACTGAATTGGTCTGAATCAATAAGTGATTGAGTTAGATTTTTAACAACCAAACACTTAGTAGTCTGTTTACCTCTCCACTCATGGTCAACACCAACTTGTTCATAACTAGCACCACTCTCTTCAATAGCTTTAATATCATTGAACTCTTTTTTGTTCAGTTTAGTTTTTTGAACCTCATCGTTCATAAACTTGTCTTGTTTCTTTAAAGCGTTAACTAATTGTTTTTTCTGATTATCTGAAAGTTCAATCGGTTCAGAACCATCATCATTTGAAAGATTTTCAGAAGGTGTCTCTGGTGTTGGTAACTCAGTAGGTATTTCAACTGAAGAACCACTAGAACCATCAGAAGATTCCATCTCACCGTTCTCAATAGAATCAAGTAAATCTTGAAACTGTTCATCAGACATAGTGTTACTAGAATCTGATGTCTCAGAAGAATCAGAAGAACCTTGACCTTGACCCTCTTCAGAATCATTATCAAAAGTAGCATCAGAAAGATTATTTAAGATGACTCTGTAGACATCTAACGCTACATCAAACGCATCATTAGTATTTTTTAATCTATTGATGTTTTTTAAATCAATGATATTCCAAATATCTTTAAGACCTTTAAGAGAACCCAACTGTCTGTTCTTGTTATGAAGATTAATAATTCTAGCTTCATAAGAATCCCACTCTTCAGTTCTCATCTCAGAAGAAAGTAACATCTTATCAATAATTTTAGAATAAAAATACTTGTCATACATAGAGTGATAATAACCCTTATAACCAGGTGAAGTTTTGAAAACAAAGTAATCAATTCTTCTATCTTCTACATAGTTTAATAAATTTTTAACGTGACCGATAGTTGTGTTTTTATCAAAACCTTTTTTCTCAGACATTACGAATATTTCAGTAGGAATATTAACATCAAGATTTCTTAAGAAACCAAAGTTTGAAAGTTTAATGTGAGAACCCTCGTGAAGGGCTAGACCAACAGCAACATCAAAGTTTTTGTCATTAAGATTAGCACCGATAGTAACTTGTTTACCATCAGTATAAGAATCACCACGTTGAGTGAAACGAACTGGGATAGACTCACCAGTAACAATATTAACAAAGTTACTGATAGCTCTCTTGTAAGAAGCTAACTGAACAAGGTCACGACCCTTCTTCTCTTCAACTCCAAACAATTCATCGTAATCAGAGTCATTTTCAGACATCCAAAACGAAGAGTAATTATTGTTGTTATTTAAAATCATAAAACCTTTCCTTTTCTTTACATAGTAATATACGAGCTATCTGGTACATAAGTCAAGAGCTTTTTTAAAAAAAAGTCACTTTTTTTTGTACAACTCATATATTTTTCAATTCTCATTACCCTATAATATAGGAGCAAAAGAACATTCAAGTCAAGAGCTTTTTTTTATTTTTTCCAGGTTTTTGTATCTATGATTGAATAGATATGAATCCTCACGTGACTAAACCCTTTTTCGCGGTTAGTCAGAAGAATTGAATTTTGATAATTTTCCCAGGGGATTTCGAATCGTTTATCTAAAACACCATTGTTTAGTGATTTAATTATCTCATTTAGTGAGTTAATCGTATATAGTGAGTTTGTTTGTTTCTTTCTATGTAGAGATATAGTATTGTCGATAAATCTACCAAGATTTATAGCATCGACATTATAAGTACAGAATAAGTCATCAGAATCGTCATCATTCTGAAACACATAAATTTTATCAAATATGACTTCATATGCAGAAAGAATCTCCTCAATAGTATTATTGAGATTTGCTCTTTTTACAAATGTACATAATAGTTGTGTTCTCATTATATATCCGTTCCTGATTTTGTTTGACTTGATGGATTGATTAGGAATCGAGCTCCAACAAAGAAATCTTTTCCACCATTCCATCCGATGTTCATCTCACCTGTATATCTGACTACAAAATATGGTTCATAGTTTTTAGCAAACTTAGGAAATTCTTTTTTACCACTATGGAGTTCTGGATTAAACATTATATGTCCTCTACTAGAAGCATCAATATTAATTCCTCTAGCATTTCCATCTTCGTCTGTCATTAATTGAACTGAAAATGGAGCTGCGTCTTGCATCAAAACATCTACGTTATCCTTACCTGCATTACCACTACCATAGTCTTTTCCAAATACTGATAGTAATGCTATTTTTTCAGATACTGTTGTTCCATCCATAAGTGACCTACGGTAGGAGAATCCACTTTCATCAACAACATATAAATTTAATGAACCTGCCTTTTTAATAGCTTTTTGCACAGGTAAAAAGTTTTTAGCCCATATTTTTTTATTCTGTGAATCTGATATTATTTCAGAGTCACCCTTTAAAAATACTACTTCATCTTTATCATTTCTCTTAATACCCGTTATACCTGCATAAGTATGTGTAGCTTTCTTTGTTGCAGTATCTAAGAATGATTTAATAGCTTTTTCAACACCAGCATCTTCTATAGCTGATTGAAATTCTTTTGTAAAAAATGTCTTAACTGAACCATATTGTTGAAATGAAGCGGGTAGTTCTTTACCACTTGAATCCACATATTCTCCATGTTTATATGAGACAAAAAAGTTTGGTTTACCCTTTATACCAAATGCTAAATCAGCTTTTGGACTACCAGGAACTTTAGCTCCTCCATCAATCGACACACCCATATTTTTTCCAGCAATACTTAATTCTAATGGTCTGTGATTAGAAATTCCTAATATATCTTCCATATGGTCATCTAAATTATCTACTTGCATCTTTTCGTAACCAATACCAGGTGCTACTTTATTTTTGACTTCCACACCTTTTAATTTAGTTAATTTATACAATGTACTTATCTGTTTCATATAAGAATCTTTTGGTGATTTAGCTTTTGAAACACTTAACTGACAAATTCTCTCACCATATTGTGTTCTAACTTTTTTAACAGTTCCAGCAGTGGTAATAAGAAGTTTATCATTTTTACTTAATTCTTTTTTTAAATCATTATAGTTATATTTCTTTTTACTTACAGAGTATGTGTTTCCTGAACCAGCATTTAAATGTGTATCTGTATACTTACCATTTATAATATCTTCTATAATATTATCAGCTAACCTCTCACCACCTAAAGATTTAACTAAATCTACATCTTTAGAATTAACTTTTTTCTCTGTAAGAAGTTCTGGAGGATAATTCAGTTCAATTAAAACTTCTCGTAAAATATCTTTATGGTATTGATTTTTAAAATCAGGTCTTCCGTTAGGAACTCTCCATGCCCATTCTTCAACAATTTTATCATAATCAATGTGCATATAATTTCTCCGTAAAGTCTTTCATCTCATTATAATTTTTACCATAAGCTACCTTAACTGGAAACTTACCGTCTTGCTCTACTATATTTTTAACTTTTACCAAAAATTCTTTCCCATCTTGTAAATTAAAATCTATCAAAATAGAATCATACTGATATAGGACTACTTTAGAGTCATAGTCTTCTA